TGAAAGCAGATGGCAAGATCCTTATCAGTATTCCTAACATCTGCCACAATGACATCCTGGTACGGATGTTCTACGGGTATTTTACATATACTCCACTTGGATTGCTTGATAATACACACATCCATTTTTGGGGTGCTAATGACATTGGGTCATTTATTAATAATGCAGGATTAAAAGTAAAGAAAGTAAAGGCATTGCTTGTTCCGACACAACATACAGAACAAAGAGTAATGGGTGAGATAGACGAAGAATTGTTGGAAGTTCTGAAGAAAAGGGGAAACGAAGGGGAAGTGTATCAGTGGGTGGTCACTTGTGAGCAGAAATGAATCCTTGTGTGATGTGTAAAAAATCTTACTGCCCCGTGAAGTGCAGACCAAAGGCTGACTATATCCGACACATGAAAAAACTAAACAGAAAGATAAGGTGCAATGGCAATGATAGACAAATTGAAAAACCTAAAGAAGCATCTGAAACGGCAGATTGCTGAAGCAGATAAGGTTGATTCTGATTGGGTATATATCCTACGTAAAGAAGCAGAAACCTGTCTTGAGTTAGCAGAAGCAGAAGATACCATTGTTGAAATGCTAATGGAAAGAAGAGGTAAGGTGCAGTGAGATGCGTGTTGGATAGAGAACTGAACCTGTGCAAGTGCGGTGGAAGACCAAGGTACAGGTACAGTGTACCGTTGCATTGGATCGAGTGTCGGAACAAAAAGTGTGCTAACAGAACAAGGTACTACGCAGACCAAGATGAACCATTCGATCCAAAGGCACAGGCACTTGCGATAGCAGAATGGAACAAACAGTAATAGAATTGACCAAATTACTTATTGTGAATGTCTAATTTTATGATATCATATTATTGGATATTCTAATTATATTAGAGCAAAGGATGTGCGAAAATGGATAAATATTGTATTGCTTTAACAAAAGATTTTCTTGATTTTCCGTGGTTTCATAGACCGAAAACGGTTCATGTCTTTCTTTATTTGCTACTTATGGCAAATGTAAAAACAACATACTGTGGGAAGGACAAAATAGGAAGGGGATCTCTTGTCATTAAAAACTGGATAATTGCACAAGAATGTGGCATGACGATTCAGAATGTTAGAACTGCTTTGCACAACTTGGAATCTACAGGCGAAATAACAAGAGAACGCAGAAATAAGTATCAAATAATTACGATCACAGACTATGACAATTATGGGTTTTATGATAGTTTGCACGATGACTAATGCAAGGGGTGAGAATGTTGGCAGATGGTTGGATCAAGGTATGGAGAAAACTTGCCGATTCTCAAATGTGGTTAGAAAAACCATTTTCAAAAGGTCAAGCATGGATAGACCTTCTGTTGCTTGCGACATCATCAGATCATGTCAGTAAGTATAAAGGCAAGGATAAAGTATATAAGGCAGGAACCGTTCATTTTAGTCTTTGCTTCCTAACAGACAGGTGGGGGTGGAGCAGAAACAAGGTATATCGGTTCATCAACAAGTTGCAAAATGACGGAATGCTTGAATATCAAGGGCGAACATCAAACGGAACAATAGATCGAACATTAAACGGAACAATAAGCGATACAATGAACGATACAACTAATGACACAGTTCTAATCGTTGTAAATTGGGCATTGTACCAGAACAAGCAAGAGAAGAACGGCACAATAAACGGAACAATAAACGATACAGCCAATGGAACAGCCAAGCGAACATCAAACGGAACACATCCTAAGAATGATATACATAAGAATGATATATCCAAAGAAAAGAACGTAAAGAACCGAGCCATTCCGAAAACGATCGATGACATTGTGCCAGAGGTTGACTTCGATGGATATCCTCCGTTCAGTGAAATGCCATGTGAAGCTGACGGTAGCAAACGGGACATCCCACTAAGGGTACGAAAACTGTTTGACGGAGATTATGGTGCGTATTACAGGTACATGGAAAGGATGTATGGTGAATGCAGTACGAAGCAAAGTTAGAAGACTTCATTGGGTTTGCTGATTATATTGGCATCAGCACAAAGATGAAAGGGGATGAACTGACTTTTCAATTCTGCCCGTATTGCAGAGACAGTATATCCAGGGATGATGAATGGAAGTTTGCAATCAATACGAAAAATGCTCTGTTTGGATGTTTACGGGCATCGTGCCTTAAAGGTGGGCATTTCTGTAAACTTGCAAAAGACTTTGGGTACAAGTTGGATTATTCAGAGGAGCAACAGTATAAGCACTTAAGGCAACCGGAAAGAAAGATCGTGCCAAGGGAAACTGCGATTGCTTATCTGTCCAATCGTGGCATCAGCAAAGAGATAGCAGAACGGTATGAGATTACTGCTTCTGAAAATCAACCGCATATCATGATATTCCCATTTTTTAACGAATATGGGAAACTTGAATTTGTGAAATACAGAAATATGCGGTTCAAGAAGGGAAGAGACAAAAGCAAGGAATGGTGCGAGGAAGGGTGCAAGCCTATTCTGTTCGGCATGAAGCAGTGCGTAGACTTTTCGACACTGATAATCACTGAAGGACAGATTGATAGTTTAAGCGTTGCACAAGCAGGATTCAACAATGCAGTGTCTGTTCCAACAGGTGCAAGAGGTTTTACATGGTTTCCGAATTGCTACGAATGGGTCAAGAAGTTTGACACTGTTATTGTGTTCGGAGACATGGAAAAGGGGCATATGACACTGCTCGATGAGTTGTTGCAAAGGTTGCCGAATAAAGTAAAAGCGGTACGCAAAGAAGATTATATGGGTGAAAAAGATGCCAATGATATACTGCGTACATTCGGCGCTGAAGCAATAGCAGATTGTGTTAACAATGCACAAGAACCAGGAATTGACTATGTTATTGAATTGGCAGATGTGAGTCGGAAGAACGATGACGATGAACTAAAGATCAAGACAGGGTTCTTTGAACTTGACGAAGCGTTGCGTGGTGGGATTAGGTGCGGACAACTATTTCTGCTTACAGGCAAGACGGGCGAAGGTAAAAGTACATTCGCAAGCCAGATCCTTGCTGAAGCACTTGACCAAGGCATAAATGTGTTTGCGTATTCTGGCGAACTCGATAACGAAGACTTCCAAGATTGCCTTAATTCGCAACTTGCAGGTGATGACAACATGACAAGTAAAGAGAACGAATTTAAGAAAATGGATTACGTTCTCGATGCTGAAACTGAAAAACGGATAAAGGATTGGTATAGGGGAAGGGCATACATTTATGACAACAACCGAATTACTGTTAAGGACAGACCTAAACTACTCGATATTGTCAGACGAGTTATAACAAGACGAGGTGTGCAACTTGTGCTGATAGATAACCTTATGACGGCAATGGAGTTTGTGAAGAATCAAAATGACTTGTATTTGGCTCAAACCAATTTCGTTGCTGAACTGAAAGAGATAGCACAGCAATACCATGTATCAATCATACTAATTGCCCATCCAAGAAAAACGGGTAAAGACCAGGAAGATGACAAAGCGTTAACAAATGATGATGTCGCAGGATCTTCCAACATTGGCAACCTTGCAGATATTGTTGCAAGTTATGCAAGGGCAGCAGACGATAAAGATTATGATTCTGTTTTTCAACTGACAAAGAACCGGAAGACAGGAAAGCTGCGGAAAGGGAAAGATTCAATACACATGAATTACTCTGCGAAGTCGAAAAGAATCACGGGAGAACGCAGTTTGCAGAAGCACTACGGATGGGAACAGAACACTGCTGAAAATGTGGTTGAAATCGATGTTCCATTCTAAGGCTATTTTTAGACGATTCTGAGTGGGTCTAATTTCGGATGGACAATTTATCGTCTGAGATCGTGGAAGCGGTATTTGATGCCTTGCAAAGCGAAATAGAGGTATTCCTGTGGCAAATCTAATTTAAACAGTGAGAAAAGAGGTACGGAGATGGGATTGAACAGACAGATGCGAAGACAACAGACAAGACAGAAAATGCAAGAGTGGGTGCGTGATGGAACGGCAGAACGGGTACGAAAGTTATCGGTGAATGGTATTACTGCTGACGATCTGGATTCTGCCCGTAAAAACGGGTACGAAGAAGGGTATAAGTACGCATCATCTGCTTTCTTCAAGGTCATGTATGCAGCTATAGCCAAAGAGTTACACGAAGCAGGTAACAGCGTTGAGGAAATTGTAAGTTTTCTGCATGAGGTAGACCACAGGGTAGCAGTAATGTTTGATGCTGACGAAGAAATTGACGAAGTATTTGACCTAATTGGGGTACGGATAAACGTTTACGATAATTCAATCGACAGGATAAGTGAGGTTGTTAAAGATGAGTGAAAAACAGGTGCGGAAACTGAAAACCAGGTGCTACTATACGGACTATGTGAACCATGCAATAAGGTTTTATCTGTCTACACCGGAATCGATACGGACAGAAGGGAAACGAAAGGCAGACATTGACAATTGGATTGCGGTACAGGCAGTATTTCACGGTCTGACAGATGAACAAAAACAGGTACTGACGGAGGTTTATAAAACGCATTACCGGCTACCGGAAGCGGTTAGGATCTACTGTGAAAAAACGGGTACGGATGAGACAAAACTGTGGATCATGATTACAAAAGTTAGTTCTGCTATAGCAAAACGCAGAGGACTTGTCTAAAAATGGGCAAAAAAAAAGACCACTAACCGAAAACGGTTAGTGGCACTTTTTATATTCGCTGTTTTAAAAACGGGTACGAATTAATTCTTCATTGACGATTGCTATTATCAGATCCGGTACGGACAAGCATTTTTCATCTGCTTTTTCTTGCAAAACAGACAGTGATGTTCGAGAAAAAGGTACGGAAACAGTACCGTTGATATCTGCTCTGATTAATTGCTTGATATATCCTTGCATAGAAGGTACGGAAGCAAGTTTATCAATAATGTCTTTGTCCAGATCGTTATGAAGACGGAAACCGTAATTCCTGCGGTGTTCTTTGTCATATTTGGCTTGTGCGATAGTGTGTTTTGTAGGCATAAAAAATCCTCCTTTTGTACGTTATAATCAATCATATCAAAACGGGTACGAACTGTCTACATCAGGCAAAAATCTACAATCAATACGTATAAGTTTGCCATATTTTAAACCGAGTTTGTTTATACATATCCAATTATAGAAATCAAGTCTGTTCTTAAATTCTTTTGATGTTTTTGTAATTGTTGTGCCATTGCTAAATACTGCTTCATAGATCGTCATTATTAATAATCCCCTTTCAAATTATGTGTGAAGACAAGGATGCACTGGATCATGTTCTTTTATACGATTATAAACAGGTTCAATATAATTTCTGTAATAAATGTATTGTGGGTACTGAACGCCAACCAAATCTGCTATATACATTGCTCCTCGCAGGCAACCAACTTCATTGATATAGTGTTCATCCATGCCAGCTGCGTTATAATATTCGCAATTATCTGCGAGTCTCTGTAATTCTTTTCTGATTGCATTGTTAAGATTATCCATGATTAATACTCCTTTCATAATTAGGTACGGTCAAAGTGTTTCATATTTGCCTGTTGTGGGGTTTTTGTATTGGATCTCAGTACAACCATAAATATATTCATATCGATCCAACGGGGCAAAACTGCTGTCATCCGTACTGACACCGTAAGCGTATACAATGCCGTCATCATCAAGCAACCGGAAGCGGTACAAAGGGGGCAGATGCCCCAACTGTCTTATCAACCGTTCTTTCATGTGCTGAAGTCTGTTAGTATATTCGTCTTTCCCTGAGTCTGTGATTGACTTACACCATTTAGTAATACAATACATTATTATACCTCCAAATAAAATAAAAGGGGCATTACCAATCAATGCCCCTATCATGAACAATACCAACACCACAAGGCAAACGCTTGAAACTCCACCGGAGTGTTATTTCTCTGCCTGTTGGGAAATCGTAACCGGAGTCATATCCTACAGTTGAATAAACAAAGTCCTCGATATCGTCATATATAGTCTGCTCGTCATCTGTTCCCCATAGATCCGTCCATTTGTCAGGTATGATAATAAAGTCTGTTGTGCATTCGTTGCCGTTGTCTGACACGGTTCTCCACTGTTTATTATTGTTGCAAAGAGAGGTAGAATTATAAACGGGTTTCCCGTCCATTTTCTGATAAAACCTACGCAATGCAAGTTTTCTTTCCAACTCAAAACAAACAGGGAATTTATTACCGTAAATTTTGGCAATTCGTTCCATTATGTCTTCGTCGTTCTTAATTGCGTTGTATGAGTCAAGATTTTCAAAAAGTCCTGTGTGGATGAAAATGCTTTCATATTTGCCGTTTTTCTTTTTCTTAATATCAAGAGTGCGTACAATCCTGTTATTATCACAGGCAAAAATGCAGAATGCATCAGCAGTATTATGACGATAAACAAATACAAAATTATCATTGTATACATTGTGCCAATCTTCCGGTATTTTGCTCGTCAGTTCAAAAACGGTCATTCCGATCGCATTGCAAAAAATAGTTGTATCCATTTCCGTTTCCTCCTTAAAATACTTTTCCGGTGTACACTTGCAAAGAGCTAATCAAGCCTTTTAGGTCTTCGCCAAAGTCTTCAACTTCAAAACGGGTATTGTAATTAGATTGTATTGTGTTGTCTGCTGTTACTCTGAAAATATCGAGGTTCATATGAATGATTTTATAAATATCGTGTTTGATTGGGAAACCGTCAAACTCTGACCCTGGATCGTTGTAATATTTTCCGGTTGGCACTGACTCCCAAATTGGAATATATTGGACATTGTCTGCTACATGAGATTTTAACGGTTCACCCCAACAAAACGGAACATATGCGAAGTGTTTCGGTATATATGGATAACAATCCAACCAACTACCGGAAGCAAGCAAACCGCAAGTTATAAAATTGTCAAAATCCTTGTGGTTGTCTTCTTCTGTCAATTCAACCTTAATAAGTACATACCATTTACCCGTTGTTTCTGAGTGCATAACATCTGTTTTTCCATCGATTACGATTGGAAATACAACCAAATCAGAAGGGAGGTCAATGACCTCCCACTGATTACGGGGAAGAAAAACGAAACTCTCTTTATATGCTTTCATGACTCTATTCCTCCTTATTTAGCATATACCGCTTTCAATTTGCGGTTAAAATGTACTGTAATGCCGATGCCGTCAACGCATATTCTGCGAACTTGTCTCCGTCTGTAGATGTACCGGATTGTCATTTCATCGCACAAAAGTGCGTTGATTTTCGCTTGGTCTGTCACAAGGTTAATAACTGTCCATTTGCCCTTAACCTTTTGTTGGAGTGTTCTGCTTGTGAAAGTCACTTGTTACACCCCCTTAACAGAAACCGTTTTCTGTGAACTCTTCAATTAATCCGTAACGTTTGCCGTTCCGGTAAAACCAATCTGAAAGCACTGCCATATCAGACCAATAAAGACCGCTTGTGTCTCCGTTTATATCCCAATCATGGGCGATCTGTTCGACACTGCTTTTCCGTTCTCTGTAGGTCTTGCCGTGTACCGTAAAGTCAACGATTGATACAATCTGCGTATCCGGTGAAAATGTGTCTTTAATGAACTCAGAACGGTCAAAATACAGGGTATTATGCTCAACACCATCAATAACATACTTTGCAAAAAACATGGCTTAAAACCTCCTTAAAATGTGAAATCAGTGTATACGGGAGTATCTCCCTTGATGAGTCTTGAATAACCGCAGTCATACCATTTACCGCAGATGTATTTTTTTTCTTCTCTGCAATAATCATCTTTGATATAAACTTGGGTTTCTTTCGGATATTCAATAGGCTTTAAAATAAACCATTCGCCCTTTTTCAGTTCTTTTAATTTCTTCGCTTCCATTGTTTTATTCCTCCTCGATGTTCTCAAGTTCGTCAAACAGTTCGACAAGTTCGGGATAGTTATCAATGCTGTCAACATACTGCCTATCACCTTCAAGGGCATTCACAAGCCATGAGTCATTTTTAGATGAATAATCCTTATAATCAGCAGATACAAGGTTTCCGTATCCGTTATAATAGAAATAATTGCGGTTTGGGTTAAATTCGCCATAATGCTTTTCCCCGTGTTCGTCTGTTGTATATGTCTCGTCATCATGACCATAAAACGCACGATACAGAATATCGATCGGATCTGTTCCTTGATAAAATTCGTTTAAGTCTTCCATATCGTAGTACCGATCGTCTTCAAGGTATCCGTTGTAGTTGTCGAGTTCTTCAATGCACTCTGTTAATGCATCGTCATTTTCTGCAAAGAAATCAATAATTTTCTTTACAATCTCTTCCCTTGTTGCGGTTGCCATTTCTTTCTCCTCCTCGTTTTTCATTGGGATTTCTACCATTTTGTCAGATGTGATAACGATCCTGTGTTTTGTTGTTTCTGTACGGTTAATCATGGGGTGATACCTCCTACAATTATTTTTTTGTGCAACTTGGCACAAACTGAAACGGGCGAGAGTTTCGCCCGTTCGGAATTCGTGTCAAACTGTTATTCGATCACAATTTAATGTCCAAGTCCTTTCTGCCTTTTGTGGGTTTTAGTCCGGTTCGCTACCTTCTGCAATACCGTGTGGAGTCTCACCACAACCCCGTTAAACGGGATAACCCTGTCAGAGGTCACCACTCAGCAGTTATACACGGGATATCGTGCCCGTTCGTTTGTCACTTGTGCGGTCTGATCGCCGTCCGATTCCGCCCGTTCCCAAGTGGGGAAGCCTTAACGGGCGATGCTACATCAGAGTTGATATCGGAGATCTCCTCCGGAAGAGCAACTTGACTCTTCGAGTCAATTTTAACGTTTTAACGTATAGAAAAGCAATGTATAATTCGCTTGTTATAAAATGTTAATAATTCACTAATTAGATTAGTGAATGTTAAAAATGGTATCTCTGCAAGCGTTGATTTTCCTACATTTATGTTATAACGTACTCAACAGGCCAGACGATACGTTATTACGGAATTGTTAAATTTGTAGTATTTGGTATATACCAGATTTGACAACAGAAGTCTGCAAGCGTTGATATTACTGCATTTATTAGCTCTACATTACGTTATAACGTACAAAAGAGAGACATTGCATATCTGGTATTGTTATATATGTTTTTGTCGGAAACGGTTAGACCCCTGTCTGCTCTTTCGGTTGATATAATATTCATTCTTACTGCTGAAGTGCCTAAAATCGCCTAAAAATGCCCTTAAAATGCATGATTAGAATTAAATTTGATTTTTTAAATTAATTTTATTATTATTTTATTTGGTGAAATATAAAACGTTGCCGATGCAACGAACTACGAAAGGAGCATATTATCATGAGTGATTTACCCGTAAAACACAGGGGCAGACCCAAAGGCTCAAAGAATAGCGTGAAAACACATCGCAAAGATAATACCCAAGAAATAATACCTTCGGAAGATAGGCAACGGATAGTAGCATTCAATAATATCTTGTTCCGTTTACCCCGTATTAAAGACCGGAACAACGTTGAGGAAATTAGAGAACGCATCGGATATTACCTCGACTTGTGTCAAGAGCATAAAGTAATGCCAACTGTCGCCGGTCTTGCCCTTGCCTTTGGTGTTGATCGAAGAACGCTATGGACATGGTTAGACGATGGGAATAGCAATATGCTTAAAAACAGAGAAGCGTTGGACACTCTAAAAAGCGTGTACTTGTCTATCAACTCTCAGTATGAAATGCTACTTACTGAAGGTAAGATGGTACCTGTATCTGCTTTCTTCCTTATGCAGAATAACTTTGGCTATAAGCAACAGACAGACCATGTGATTACTGCTAATACTAATAACGATCCATCAGCTGAAGATATAGGAAACAGAGCTGGACTACTTGAAGAGTAGTTATAGGCTAAATCTATAGCAAGCAATTATTCGTAAATGTATAGTTTAGCGAATAGTTGAATACTATATGTTGTATAGGTAAAAGACAGGTATACTATATGTATAACATAACTATTCTATGCATTGTTTTCTGTATAATATGCAATAATATTTATACTCTGTTTTGTTAGCTGTTTACCTGTTTTCACTATTTGTTTTTATGGTTTTATCTGTTGCTATATGCTGTGTTATTGTTCCTGGTATGCTATACCTATTGCCTACTATCCCTATAGGGAAATACAATAATTAAAAAGCAACGGGGATAGTACTAAAAGTAAATTTTATAGAAAAAAGGGATATATAGTACTGTTATGTATAGGGTGGTAGTACTAAAAATAAATTTTAAATAAAAAAGGGGTTATTACTGTTCTGGTATAGAGTACTACTGTTATAAAAATTTTTTAAAAACAAAAAAGGGTAATATAAGGGTATGGATAGATTATATATAGGGGTATGTATAGTAGGGATAGTTATTGAGATATTACTGTTAGTATATGTAGTATATCTGCTTATAGATACAGTAAGGGATATAAACAGTTATAAGCATTGATATATAAGGGTTTATAAGGGATATATAATATAAAAATAGAGTTATTTCTTTCTTTTCTTTGTATACTTTCTTTTCTTTCTTTAGTTATGGATAAATATATAAGGGTGGTGATAGCAATGACAGAGTTAGAAAAGATGATAAAGAGTTATGGATTACTGATGGGTAAGAGTGATTATGAATATGCGTATTATGCGTTAAAGAAAGCATGGGAGATAGAAAAGAGTGATACTGTTTATAAGTTAATAAAAGAGTTCAGGTCTGTTATAGTTCATGTAGTGGGTATGCAAGAGTTGGTTAAAAGGGCATATCTGATAACTGCCAGGGATATCTTCGATGATTTCATGATATATCTTGAGTGGAACAGACCGTTGGCACAGCAGTATTGGTTACCAAGGAGAAAGAAACTACTGTTTGTGGCAGAAGCATTACAGGCATTAGAGAACGATGAGTTAGATGAGTTGTTCCTTAGTATGCCACCAAGGGTAGGGAAGACAACACTTGTACTGTTCTTTGTCTTATGGATTATCCTGAGAAACAGTGAGAGAAGTAATCTATACTGCTCATATACAGATAGTGTTGTCACAGTGTTCTACAAGGGTCTGCTTGAGATCCTAAATGACCCTATCACCTACCTGTGGCGAGAAATCTTCCCTGAGTGCAGTGTTGCTTCAACGAATGCCAAGGACTTACTGCTGAATATCGACAGAGAAAAGCGGTATGCATCCTTTACGGGAAGATCCCTGTACGGAACACTCAACGGTGCTTGCGATTGTAACGGGTATGAGATAGCCGATGACCTTATCTCCGGTATCGAGGAAGCCATGAACAAGGATCGGTTGGCAGGTGCATGGGCAAAAGTAGAGAACAATTATCTGCCCCGTGGCAAGGAAACCGCAAAACACCTGTGGATCGGTACAAGATGGTCGCTTGTTGACCCACAGGGCATGAGAGTTGAACTGCTTCAGAACGAACCGAAGTTCGCATCTGTCCGGTGGAAACAGATAAACGTACCTGCTCTGAACGAGAACGATGAGTCCAACTTCGACTATGCCTTTGATGTGGGTTTTTCCACCGAAGCGTATCAGCAGCGAAGGGCATCCTTTGAGCGTAACAACGACATGGCATCATGGTATGCTCAGTACCAGGGTGAACCGATTGAGCGTGACGGTGCTGTTTTCTGCCCAGAGGACATGAGGTTCTACAATGGTGTGCTACCGGAAGCAGATCCTGACCGCATTTTCATGGCAGTTGACCCTGCTTGGGGTGGCGGTGACTTTGTTGCTTCCCCTGTCTGCTATCAGTATGGCACAGACATCTTTGTGGCAGATGTGGTCTACGATAACCGTGACAAAAAATACACTCAACCGCATATTGTTGATACTGCTATCAGACACAATGTCGCAGCAATCCGTGTTGAAGCGACAAAAATGACAGCAGAATACGCTGACGGCATTGACGAAGAACTGAAATCACAGAATCACAGGGTCAATATCGAGAAAACCACGAAGCACTATACCGGAAACGGCAAGTTGCAACGAATTTTCGACAAAGCCCCTGACATCAGAGAGCATATGGTCTTCCTGGAGGAAGGGAAACGCAGTAAAGAATACGAACTTTTCATGCAAAATGTGTATTCCTTCTCCATTACGGGTAAGAATAAGCACGATGATGCCCCTGACTCTCTCGCAATGGCAATCAACATGGCACTGTTTGGTGGCAACGAGATAAAAATTGTCAAAAGGATGTTCTAAAACCGAACATTTCCGGCCGTTACATGACTAAATGTTCGTGTTTTTGCCAAATAACCGATAAAAATAGAGAAAATCAGACAATACACTATTGACAATTGTATTTTATCTGTTCTATATTCACAGTGAGGACTTTCCATAGTTCTTTTCCTCCTGATGCACAGGGCAGGTTGGCACTCCTCCCTGTCCTGTGTCGGAGGTATCAACGCATGATTGCGACTCGTTCGTGATCGTGCGTTTTCTGTTTTCGGAGGTGAAACGAATGTCGGAGCATCAGCAGAACAGTGAAGAAAAGAAAAAGACAGTAGCACACCGCAATCTGTTTGGCAGACGGGTCATCTTCTCAACAGAACCTGTTATCACAGATAAGAACATTGTGAATGTGGTTGAACAGGCATATCTCAAGCATCTGACCAACAGAGAAGAGATTGAGTATCTGTGGGATTACTACAAGGGCAAGCAACCAAGTCTGTTTCGTTCCCGTGAGATCCGTGACGAACTGACTCAGCACATTGTTGAGAACAGGGCAAACGAGATTGTGTCCTTCAAGGTCGGATACATCGCAGGAAAACCGATTCAGTATATTTCATCCGCTTCCGGTGACGATGTGTCTGCGGTTGTCAATAAACTGAATGACATGATGCGTATTGTCGGTAAGGCAACGAAGGACAGGGAACTGATCGAATGGTGCATGATCGGCGGTATTGGTTACCGCTATGTTGTGCAGAACATGAATCCTCTGCTCAAGACACCGTTTGATATCTATACGCTTGATCCTCGCAGCACATTTGTGATTCGTGCCAACGACTTCAGCAAGAAGGTTGTGGCAGGTGTCAACTACATCACTGATGAGAATCAGAACATTACGTTCACTGTCTACACTCCTACTGCTGTCTACACCATTGAGAAAGGCACAGGCAAGTATTCCAAAGCAGTAAACACCTTTGGTGCTATTCCGATCATTGAGTATCAGAACAACTCTGCCCGTCAGGGTTGCTTTGAAATCTGTCTCTCACTGCTTGATGCCATTAATGATTTCGATTGTGCGAGAAACGAAGCAGTTCAGCAGTTCGTGCAGAGTCTGATGGTGCTTTACAACTGTCAGGTCGAGGAAGGAACTACTGCCGATAGCATCCGTCAGGCAGGAATGATTCTTCTGAAGTCTGTCGGTGATACCAAAGCAGACATCAAGATCCTTGCAGAGCAGTTAGACCAGGCACAGAACCAAACGCTCAAAGAGGATATGTATAATGCGGTGCTTCAGATCTGCGGTGTACCTTCTCAATCATCCGGTGGCACTTCCGACTCTTCCAACAATGGTGCGGTAGTGCTGAAGAACGGTTGGGAAGGGGCAGAGACAAGGGCACAGGACTTTGAAACCATGTTTAAGATGCCTGAACAGGAAATGCTGACGGTTGTCTCCATCCTGTGCAGTGGCATTGTCGGAATGGACTTTGATCCTACTGATGTGGATGTCAAGTTCACCAGACGGAACTACGAGAACATCCTGTCCAAGTCTCAGACCTTGGTGACCATGCTTGCGAATGACAAGGTTCATCCAAAGTGTGCCTACGAAGCATCCGGTCTGTTTGTTGACACTGAGGAAGCATACCGTCTTGCAATGGATTGGTACAACCAGATTCAGAAAGAGAACGAACGCAAACAGGAACAGATGCTCAAAGCACAGCAGAAAGATAAACCGGATGTGGTTGCTGAATGAAACTGCTGTTTGAGTGGGATGAACTGAACCTGATCCGTGAGGAAGCAAGACGGGTTATGGCAATGCCCAAGGAGAAACGTAGACGGCACTTCGATGAGTTTTGTGACTACCTGGAATTTGTACTCTGCCTTGTATATGCCTACGGGTGGAAGGATGCCGAAGAGATTGTTGGGATCGTACCTTTCAAGGACGGTCTTGATGATAAAACAGTGAACCTTGAAATCGAGAATAAGACCTTCAGAGATCGTGTGGAAGAGCAGTTTACTGACGGTGATGTCTACGGACTTTTACGCATCATCGATACGGAAGCACACCGTGATTACAATGCTGCCGTGTACCAAGCAGGTATAGATAGTGGCAGAACCGGACTTCGGAAAAAGTGGGTGACCCGTATGGATGACCGTGTGAGAGATTCGCATTCCTACATGGAAGGGCAGACAGTTGGTATCAATGACCTCTTCTACACCTACACAGGGGCAAGTGCAATGTATCCTGGTGGTTTCGGTGAACCGGAAGAAGATTGCAACTGCCGATGTGCAATTGCCCTTGTGATTTGACATGAAAGGAGTTGACTTAATACGGGTAAGTCAAACAAGAAGCACATTATTGACTTTGTGATAACGCACTACAAGAGTCCGTTTTCGCTTGGCAAGCCTTGGTTTGATATGTTGGCACTGCAACGGAACATCGACTTCAAAGATATTGGTGTAATCGTTGTCAGTGACGG